AACATCTGATCCTTTACCATCTGCTGTCTTAGGAAAGAAGTAATCTTCGTTGATTGATAGTGGATTATATGCACTATCGATAACGTTTTGCCCGCCACCTGTTTGACTAGGTATGCGTCTTTGATGAATTTCGTTCTTAACACGCTCAACAAACGCCATAGCCAAGTGACTTGGCATGTTTCCCACGTCAATATGAAACACTCTACGCTCTGGAGCACGTTGTATACGATAGATAAGGATAGCATCTTCCAGCAATTCCTTCTGTTTGTATACTTTAAATATGTTTTCTAGCAAGCTATTACCAAACGGATAGTTGTTATCCAAGCCTTCTGACAAGGATAAGTGTACAATATGCTTGGCATCTATAGCATTTTCTTTATATTGTAGGCCAAAACGACTGCCGTTGCCTGACATAGAACCGCTACCACTGCCTTTACTGCTTGATCCAGCACCAAATCCTCCACCAACAGACTGCGGACCGCCGCCGTTATTGCGAGGATTCATGTTAGGAGTAATTTGTGTAGCAACTAAATGTTCAAAATTAGGTGCTAGATCTTTAACAACATACTGTTCTGGCTTTTTGCCTTCGCTTTCGTTAACAATAACCTTAACTACGTTGCTAGTATCGATCCAATTCCACTTTTGATTTTCAGGATCTCTGATAAAAAATGCATCGCCATACTTGAATACATTACGTACAATCTTAAAAATACGTGTGTCAAACTTTTGTAACTTGTTCCACTGTTGTAGATATTCGCTTAATACTTTAACTTCTACGTTAGTAGCCTTGTGGCGCCACTTGATTGCAAATGGACTGCTGTTGTCTTTGAGTTTTTGTGTGCAAAATTCTGCTAAAATATCTAAAGCCGCATTAACTTCAGGATCGCTGTCCATAACTTCATACTGTTGATAGCGTTCAACACGATTTGGACTACCAGTATAAACATCTGGCAAGTAACTACTGTAGTTAGTACGTGCTGGTCCTGGACGGTTTCCGCTATTAATTCCATTAATAGGACTTAATACTTCTCCGTTTACAGGAACAGGGGTAAAATATTTTTTCCAACTCATCGATTATCCTTAGGCAAAGGTTCTATTGCCGGTAGCTTTAGCTGACATTCTAGCTGTTTTCTCGCTGTGCTGGCTGATTGTTTCTGAATGACTAGCTACTTGTCCCATAGTCTTATTTAACTGTTGTAGGCTTGTATAGATGTCTTTTAGAGTAACTTCTCCTGATCCAGAACCGCCTAATAACGGATTTGTAGCTGTTGTAGTTGCAGTATTAGCAACCGGTGATGTAGCTTTAATAGCTTCTTGTCTTGCCTGTTCAATCGAATCGGTATTCAATCCAGGTGTCTTAGAAAAATCTAATTTTGGAATGCTACTAGATATTTTGGTTTTTATATCACCAAACATACTACTTAACTTGTCATTGGAAATAATATCACCAGGTATACTAGACTTAAACAATTCAGGGCCGTTTTCTCCAACCATGTAAAGTTTACTAGCATCAACCGGTCCTCCTGATGCTCTTGTTCCGCTTATTGGAGGTATTCTTCCGCCACTTGAAACATTTGGAGGAGGTTCCGAAGGTGTAGGCGTAGGAGTAGGCGTAGGAGTAGGCGTAGGTGCAGGTGCAGGCGTAGGTGCAGGAGTAACAGGTGCTGTTGTAGTAGGTGCAGGAGGAATTCTACCTGTTTGGCCGCCAGAAGTAGCGCCCGATGCATTAGATTGCGGAGGAATAATACCAGTTAAGGCTTCTCTAATGCGTTTAGCATCTTTTTCTAACTCTCCATCTTTACCAAATACATCTTTCAACGCTACTTTAACTGCATTGATAGCTGGTGCGCTACCAGCTATTTCACTTAATACTTCATTGGTAATTCTTAAAGCTGTATTAGTTCTTTCAAAGGCTGTAGCATTAATACCTGCGGCGATATTAGTTGGAGCTACATTAGGATTAATTTGTCCATTTTCTAGTCTAGAATTAACTCCAACTTCTCTAGCTTGCTGTCTACGTTGATTTTCTAATTGTTCAGGAGTTAAACCAGTACCAAGGCCTTGCTGTTGTGCATATCTAACACCTCCTGCTTCCCTATCTTCTTCAACGCTCCTTTTCAAATATCCTTTGTACTGATCTGGTGCTTGATTCAATAGATTAGCAAAACTCTTAGTACCTTGATAAGCGGCTTTGTCAATTTCAGCTTTCTTTAATAGTTCGTTGCCTTCTTCGGTTCTGCCTTGTGCTATTAAACGATTAGCTCTCATAAACTCATTGGCAGCTCTTGGGCCCATAGCCATTAATGAACCTATTTGTTCATTAGTTAAACGTCCGCCATTTTGAATAGTAGTTGCTGTATCGGCCGCAGTTTTACCCATACCGGATAACTGTGCTTGAGATTCTATTATTGCTTCTCGTTGCGTTTCGTTAGCTACTCTAAGTTTTGCACTAACTTCTGCACTAGAAAGTCTTTCAGCCATTTCAGCTTCAATGACATCTCTACTCTTACCAGTTCTAGCAGACACTTCACTAATAGTTTCTGCTAGATGTTTAGCACTATTAGCTGCCGCTAGTTGTTGCTCGCCAGTTGCTAAAGAATCTTTGCGCCCCATTTGACTTAGAACTAGTACTTTACCTAGTTCTTCTTGTCCCATGTTCAAACGTAACACGCCTCTATCGGCCATGTCTTGTAGCTGTTTACCAGATGCACTAAGAGCATCTGCTCTTTGTTTAGCAGTCCCACCAAAATTATCAAGAGCTCCATTGCTCTTGGCTATTACATTTTCATAATCTTTTAAAGTAAATCCTGCAGAACGTAAATCATTCTGCATTTTCATAAATTCAGAACCTAGACCTAGACTAGATTGTTTCCAAACTTGACCTAATTGTCCGCTAGCAGAAGATGCATCTGCAATGCCTTGGACAAAGCCAGACATAGGGCCGTTGTATTCACTGAACTTTTTTCCAAAACCAGCGGCTTCGTCACCTATGCGCTGACTAGCTCCTGCAATACCAAATGAAAATTTAGTACTAGCATCCCATACTGCCCACAATCCCTGGGAAGCCAGTGGAGCATTCGTAGCAACTTTGCCTAAACCATCACCAGCATCAGTAGCATTCTTGACAGCACTACCGCCACCACTGCTGACATTAGGGGCAGAATTTCTATCACCGCCAACTAGCTGTCGGAGAAAATCTCCAACTGTCATATCACCAATTCTATCAGCCATTATTTTTTCCCAGAAATATGCGTATATAAATACACTTACATATATTTATCAGGAGCCAAAAACCATGGCAAACAACCCATTAGAGCAGTTTTTTCGACAACCAAAAATTTTTATTAAATTGCCTAGTCAAGGTGTGTATAACGAACCCGGGACTATTGCAGGTGACATAAACAGTTTACCTGTATTCAGTATGACTGCTATGGACGAAATTATAGCTAAAACACCTGATGCGTTGTTTTCAGGCGAAAGTATGGTTCGTATGATACAAAGTTGCTGTCCAAATATTAAAAATGCTTGGGACATTAGTGTATTAGATACTGATTTAATTTTTGCCGCTATTAGAATTGCCACTTATGGTAATACTATTAATATAGATCATGTTTGTTCGCAATGCCAGCAGTCTAATACTTACGAATTAGATTTGGCAAGAGTTGTTGAACACTTTACTTCTTGCAAATATGATAATCATCTAGCATTATCAAAGTTTTCGTTACGTTTGCGTCCTATTAATTATAAGAGACAAACTGACATGCAGATGCGTCAGTACCAATTGAATAAACAAATTATTCAAATGGAGCAAATGGAAGAAAGTGAAGATAAACAAAAAACAATTAATGCATTGTTTATAGAGATAGCAGAATTACAAAGAGAATTTTTTATTGACAGTGTTGAAAGTATTGATACTGGCAAGCAAGTAGTTACTGAAAAATCTTTTATTTCAGAATTTATGAAAAACTGTGATAAAGAAATTTACGATGCTATTAAAAAACAAATTGAACAAAATCAAGAAACTTGGACTATTCCAGTGTTTAAAGTTAAATGCATCGAATGCGAAGCCACTAACGACATTAGGTTATCTTTAGACCAATCTAATTTTTTCGCCTAAGCCTAACTCACTTGCCCGCTAAGGAAATTGAAGAAAAGTTGGTTAGGCTAGATCAAGAAATTAAAGAATTTAAACAAGAATTATTTAAAATCTCATGGTACATGCGGGGCGGAGTAACAGTAAATGATCTGTTATTGATCTATGGTTATGAAGACCGCGAAGCTATCTATAATATTATCAAAGAAAATATAGAAAATACCACTAAGAGTGGATTACCTCTTATTTGATTCCCACAAACCTGTACGTGGATTTTTTACACGAGTGCCATTGTAGTTTTGCATCCAGTACTGTCTATTCTCATTAACTAGATTAGGATATCCTGCGGCATTATTTGTAGGCTCTGGAGCAGGAGGCGGCATATTACCATTTGCATCAGGTGTATTAGCTTGTGTGACTTCTGGACTATTGTTAGCTGGGTCACCAGTGGCCCACTTTTGAGCTTGATTAAACAAGTCAATCAACCAGTTTATTTTTCCTGTTGCTACATTAACAGGCATTACTGTTTCTGATAACCAGTCAACTACACTAGTTGGCATGATTGCTTTAGCTATCAATACTCCGGCTGCATTTGGCATGTCATCAACATCGCCTGCACCAGCAAGTTTACTAGCATTGTGTTGAGCAAGAAAGGATGCTCCTAATAATAAAGTTGGTACCGCTTTTTTAAGAATAAATTTTTTAACTCCTGGAAGCTCAAGTTGCCCAAATAACGCTAGCATCAATACAGATGAATTTAAAACTTCAGATAGCGAAGGCATTTTCGCTGATAGTACAGTTTGAATTATTCTTTCATCAAACACTGTACCTGTTAGTGTAGCAACAGATTTTATAAAACACGCACGTCCTTGACTATGCATCATATAAGTGATAAAATAATCTGGAGCTAGTCTAATTTTTCCATTAGGTAATTTAACACCGTGTTTTAAAATTTCAGAACTTTGTGATGGATCCATAGTGCTAGGATCGATTTCGTCTAAATAATTGCCTTTAGCATCTTTTAGGCGCCAGTCATCTCTACTAGGATCTGTTTTTGATCTGTTGACCCAGTCAACAAGATTTTTCATATTTTCACTATATTCAAAATACGGTCTTAGTATAACCGCATCAACGGCATTGAAAATGGTGAAGTACTTTAATATTTTTGCATAAGAAATTTTGGCTTCTTTGGCCGGAAGAGTTTCTGCAATATTTTTTATCATTGCTTCAAATTGATCAAGCCTTGCTTTTAATTCTGGAGTCATTCCTTGATCAACTTGAACTTGCTTTTGACTAGTTGTGGTGTCGGTAGATTTACTTCTTTCATCACTGGCAACACCGGGAGATTTAGCAGGTGCTTCAGGTTTGGCCAGTAATAGCTCTCGCTTAATAGTGGCCATTCTAGTATACACATCTTCTATGGCTGTGTCACTAAAATAAGTTCTTATTTGATTACTGACTTCTGGAGTATTCCATACTGAATCTAAACGGGGTGCATTTTTGTGTGCTCGGTCTGCTGCCACTGCTTGCTCAGCCCACTTGTCGCTTAGATCTTCTATAGCATCTTGTATTCGTTTTTTAGTAGGTTTGTCGTAATTAGCAGTAACTTTAAGCATGTCGTCTTCGACAGCTCTAAGATTATCCCGTAATGCCGGCTCATTATTATGTTCCTGAGAACCAGGTTCTTCTTTAGGACCACGCTTAAATGGATTACGCATCTTAGGCATCTTAAAGCTAGGAAACTCAATCTCATTTAATTGATTAGAATTAGGTGTAATAATTTCAGTAACTTTCATCTTTTACTCTCAGTAA